AACGTTTTGTGCGCCGTAGGCGACTAATTGCATTAAACCTCCAGCCATTGTATGGAATTTATATATTCTACAAAGAAAAAAATCTGGGAAAAAATCGCATTAATTCAATTAAAAAATTATTATTGCTAAAAATCTACCTATTATTGTAAATAAATGCTCTATTTATTAGCAATATTTCCCAAATAACGTAAGTTTAGAATCCCCCATTAAATTACAATTGTAATGATTTAACTACAGTTGTAAATATCCTAAATATATTTGTATCACTTGGTAAATCTTCTCAAATTATTTATGTTTTATATACACATATATGACTTATAATTGACTGCTTATACCCAGTACATTAGTGCTATTTGTTAATAAAAAATTTTCTAAATAGTCTTCTTGGAATATTTCCCGCTTATTTTCGTGTTTTTTCGTGAAAATATAAGAGTCCTTCGATTTACGGATACTCCAACCTTCTTCTAAAGCATTTGTTAAAAACATCATCTTTTGAAATATAGGCTTTTCTATTTTTATATTTTGAGGCAAATCTATGAAAGTTGTTTCGCTATTTTTAGTATTCATTATACACTTTCTAAATACCCTATTCTTCTGATATTTACGAATTTTTCGCCTGCTAATGTATAGTAATCATATCATGTCAGAACAATACATGGAACCTACTAAACACGAATTTATATGCAAAGAACATAAAGTTCACGAAAAAGAAGTTCCGCTATCTCCAGCAAGATATAAATGTAAAAAATGTAAAAAAAAGAAAATTCACGGGTATAGTAATCCAGACCACGTATGTAATCCTTTTGGATATTTGTATTTAGCACCGACTATATGTCTTGATTGTGCTACAAAAACGAAAAAATGTATGTGGTGCTAAAAATTGATTGTTTTCATTAGATGATTGGTTAATATATACTACTTTCCAATATGATTTATTACATTATCGCAGCATACACATTAGCTACATTATGGTTTTCTACACATTGTAGTGATTGTTATTTTTCAAAAACACATTATATTATCATAGAAGAACATAATCATAGTTTACCTATTATCAAACCAATGCCAAACCCTATTACAAACACTAAAAAATATTATGACACATGCCCGGCTGTGTTATAATATATGCGATTCATTCATTTTTCATATCTGTATTCTCGTGTGTTACTACTTCTTAGTTGCACGGCGTGTATTTTTTTTTGCTCCCCCCTTTGTTCTCTTGGTCTTTCTACGTTTTTTTGATTTCTTGCCGCCTCCAAATAAATTAGGTGAGTATATTGCGGTCGTTGCTGAAGGACCAAAATAACCAGCTATAGTATTAGGTCTAACTGAACCAGGTGCTAAAAAATTCATATCCAACATTGCTCTAAATCCGGAAGGTCTATCTCCCATAGCACCTATACGAATATTAGTAGGGTTATAATTAGCTGCAGTTCTATATCCTCCATTTATAAATACACTATTTTCTTCTTGTGCTCTATCACCTTTGCCTTTTCGTGATGCTATTGATATTAATTGATTGAAATTTTCTTTAAATAAATCCTGAAAAACACCGGCTCTCGGTTGTGATTTATCTTGATTATATCGCGTATTCCATAAGTTCATAATTTTGGTCGATAAAGCATTCATTGTATTTGATGCTGATAATAGTTCTTTACCATTTTTAAGATAAAATGTTTCACGATATGGTTCTGCCTTGATACCATCTATCAAGTAATCAAATTCTAAAAGTACACGTTGTTTATCATGATTGATAAATGTGCTATAATAATTAGGTGTATTCGTTTGAATCATAATATCAATTGTGCTTGGAAATTCGTTATTCGTAGTGTTTATTTGTTTCATAGTACAACTACCAAGACCACCCATCGCATCTATATACTGAGGAGTAGAACATACAGCATTTTGTAAAAAATTAGAATCTGAATATCGGGATTTTTTAATTGCGTTATTAATAATACTGTTACTGTTAGGAGCGTTATTCAAATTGTTAATAAATTCTGTAGGAGACAATTGTTGATAATTATTTGTCCCTCTATTATTATTCCATAAATCCGGAATATTAATTATGCGTGCAAATAACTTATCATCTATACCAGATAAATTATCACCATTTGAAATACCATTTATTATGTCTGTTTGTATATTAAAAATCGTATAATTTATGTTACCGTTACTATCGAGCTCATCGGGATAACTTACATTACTATTCACATCTGAAAGCCCCAGATTGAACAAACCATTAAACGCTACTTCGCTACATAATAAGTTAATCACAGATTTCATTTGAGGAGATATTTTTTGGTTTTTTTTACCGGACTCTTCTGACTCACTTTGTTTTGAGAAATGCCTGTTTACATCTTCGTAAAAATTAAAAATATGAGCGTCAATTTGTTCTTGTATACCTTGATTGGTTTTTAATATGGTATTATATCGTCGATTGGTGCTAGGTGGTAATTGTTTTATAGTACTATCTAATTTTGTTAAACGTTTTATTAGTTGGTTTCTCTTTACTGTCATTGTTTTTAAATTTGGGTCAATTTGTATTAGGTCGGTTTCATTAAAAGCACCACCGAACTTTTTCTTTTTTATTTTTTTTCCAAAACCAGTTTGATTGTTGGGTAATGGACACATTTCATTTAACATAGTATCAATATTATTGACAAATGTGTCAGATAATTTTATTATAAAGTCATATTTATTCACCTTTGGATTAATTTGCGGACAATGAAGCACAATCAACAAATATTTCATCAGTATTTGTTTTAAATAATGGCTATTTAAAATAGCATACTCGTTTGTATATTCACGTTGTAAAAAGAAGGTATAAGTACCTTTTATTATTTGATGAACGGTTTTATTTACAAATTTTAAATATTCTACGTTTAGTTCATTGTTTTCATCACCGACCATATTTAATGCTTCGTATATTTCTGTGGATTTTATATCACGTAGGTTATCATTTTCTACTTTATCATCTATAATCGCATCTAATACATTTTGTATATTGTCATTTTGAACAACCTGTTTGTTAGGTGCTTCAAAAACGGTTTGCGTTTGAGGTTCATATGGCTCATATGATAAATTTGGACCGGTTAATGGACCGGCTACTAATGTAGCACCATCACCATCACCATCACCATCACCATCACCATCACCGCCAGTATGTGTTTTACCTTTACCTGTTTGTAGTTGTAGTTGTAGTATACGCCTTTTTTTAATATCATCCATATTGGTTGTTTGCATACCCGTCACACGAAAAGTTGTTTGTTCTATATATTGATATATAGGTTGAATTAACCCTATCATATGTATATTGTCATACGAATAGACAATCAGTATTGACTGTAATAGCGCATTTATCCCTTCGGTCGTTGTTAACGTCAAATTTATTGTATTTTCATCTTGTAACACGGTACGCATATAAGTTAGATTGTCGGCGGTTACTGAACGCGTAATTGGCTGGTTTGTATAAACTGAAAATGTATCTGCGTCAAACCCGCTTACATTTTCGTAGAGAAAACTTATAATTTCGGGTGAATATTCATATTCAGATATATTCATGAACTTACTGGCTGGTGCATTAAAAAATGTCTTTTTTTCATTTATTTCTGCTTGTATATCATCTTCATCTACTCCCAAACGACGAAGATCTGACTCCAATCGTTTAATCTCTACCGCCAAACCACGGTTGTGTTTGGTCAGTGCATTTATCGCTTTCTGTTTTTCTTCTGAAGTTTTTTGTTTAACTCCAGTTTTGGCCGAACCCGGTGGTTTTTTCTTACCATTACCAGCTTGATTTCCTTGAAAAATATCTTGACTAATTTCTTCTAAAGATTTGATTCGGTTTAATGCGCTAATCGCACCATAATCATGAATAAAATCGTGTATTAGTAATGACAACATCATCAATCTGAAATATTTATCATCTTGATATTCAACTGTAGGCATAATATTATATATATATATATTCCTACTATAAAAACTAACATAAAAACACCATTATAAAGTATTCCATCTCAGTTAATGAAAGGCGAGTCTAAAAAAAAGCAACTCAAACAATTGAAAACCATACATACAATAGATGAAAAACACTCAGAGTTAACAGCATATTATGATAAGATAGAGAATGAAACTATACCCCAGTTACAGAGAGAAAAAGACGAGCTAAAAGACACCATCAAAACTTTACGAACCGGTCAAGTAGATGAATTTATGAATATGAAAGACAAAATTAAAGAAATTCAACAGAAGATTAAAACTCTCAAACAAGAGAAGAAAAAATATTTGCTTGATAATTCCCGATTCATTTTTGATTATTTCGAACAAAAACAGCAAATTTCAACCAGTATGGATGAATCGGGTAGCACGGACGCTCTAAATTCTTTTTTCAAAATAAAGCCTACTGAGAATAGTAATGATGGAACTATTAACAAATATACACAATCCAAAATGAATACGCAGCAATATTGGAGAAATGTGACAAATGAGTTTACGAATTCGCAAGATTATTATATAGAATCTGATACATGCGAGTTTTGTAATTCTGGTGAAATGATACCTCAAGACGAAGAAGGAATACTCATATGTAATAATGACAAATGTGGCAAATTCATTACCTATATTATAGATAGTTCTAAACCGAATAACAAAGACCCACCCAATGAAGTTTCTTACACAGCGTATATTCGTCTTAATCATTTTAAAGAAATCCTTTCACAATTCCAAGCTAAAGAGACCACATTAATACCCGAGGAGGTAATAGATTCAATTAAAGCACGTATTAAAAAAGAACGCATTACTGACCTGTCCGAATTGAATTATGATAAGATGCGTGAACTATTACGCAAACTCGGGTTAAACAAGTATTTCGAACATATACAATATATTAATTCATTATTTGGTATTAAACCACCAGTAATGAACGAAGAGTTACATGAGACCTTATGTGTATTATTTATTGAGATTCAAAAACCATGGGCGGTACATTGTCCTGCGAACCGAACCAACTTTTTTAACTACACCTATACACTTCATCAGTTATGTGTATTGTTGGACCAAACACAGTATTTACCCTATATACCCATGATGAAAGATAGGGAAAAACAATTAGAACAAGACATGATATGGAAAAAGGTATGTGAAGACCTGGACTGGGAGTTTTTCGCATCCGTATAATATTTATTTGAAACTACATAAACATTATACATTATATTTAGTAATGAAAATGGAATATTCTTATCCGGTCCAATTAATACTTGAATATTCAAATGATACTGAATACCGTCATTGTTTACGCAAGTTATTTAAAATGAATCCTATTAATTATCCCGATATATCTGAAATGGACTTAGATGAAGTAACTAAAGATGAAGTACGATATGATTTAGATGCTGCTAATGTTATATTGGAGTATATTTTTGAAATTACAAAATCAATACCCGAATTTATGAAATTGTATGAAAAAACCGCATCATTTATGTTTTCTACCGACCCGAATATAGGACTTACTATTATGCTTGGTTATGATTATTTAGACTTATTCCATCTCGTAATAATAAAAATAGTGTCTGGTATTTCTACTGAAGAATTAGTACAAACAGATGCTTATAAACAGTTATATGCAAAAATTTATAATTAATTTTTTGGTGTATATAAAATATACATTATTATATACACCTATAATGGCTTCTACACGTAATAAAAATAATGAAGGAGATTATCGTTTAGAACAACACGCTAACTCTGGATTATGCAACTATTTAACATGTAATAAAAGTAATTTTGGAAATCCTACAACCACTCATTTTCCCGGTAATGGATTATTACAAGGACGAATCGCGCCATCGAATTTATCCAGTAATCCATATGATATTGAATCACAATTGTTTGGCATAGGAACAAGCAATATGGTTAAACCCAAACCTTTTGTAAAACCTGTTATTCATGATTTACATTCTCTTAATGTTAGTGACCGTCTTCCCACCATGATTCCGGAACCATTGATTGTTGAAAAAGGACAACGCCCTAATATTATGAATTAGAATAGTTTTTTTGAGTTCGTCTATGAGATAATATGTTATTACGGAACGTGATATTGCGAGCGTGTTTTCGTTGTTTCTTTTTTTCCAATTCTTCTTTTGATATAGTATTTTGTACTATATCTGATTCCGCTGGTTCTTCCGATTTATTTGATGAAACTACTTTTAATATTTGGTTTGTAAAGTCCAACTGCATCGCATTATTTGATGTTTTTTCAGGCAATTCTTTACATTCAGTTATGTTTATTTTCATGTACTCAGGTAACGGCTCAGAAATATTATTCTCTATTTTTATTGGGATTTCTATATTCGCAATGACATATTGAATTGACATTTTTATGATTACATGAAATATCAATTTATATTTAACTTTTTTGTCGGCTATATATTTAATTTACGACTTCGGGTTTTTCATCTATGTAAAATTCTTTCTTTTCTGGATGATAATTTACGTATTTTACTTGTTTTGATGGCAAAGTTTCATCATCATTTTTCATATACATTTTACCTATGTAAATATATCCTTCGTTTACTTTTGATGTGGATAATTTGTACGGGTCATTGTCTTCGGCTGCTTTAAATGTAAACATATTACTCAATGAACCGATTAATAGACCTACTGATTGTTTTAACCAGTCTAAGTTACCCTTCCAATCTATTGATGATATTATGGAAGCTACTGGTTCTGGTGGTGATGCAGGTGTAATCGTTGATGGTTGTTGTTGTATTGCTGGTACTACTACTTGTGCTGGTTCTGGTACTACTTCTGGTTCTGGTACTGGTTCTGGTACTTGTGCTGGTACTTGTGCTGGTAATATTACTGGCGGTGTTGATGGTGCTACTGGTAATATTACTGGCGGTGTTGATGGTGCTACTGGTAATATTACTGGCGGTGTTGATGGTGCTACTGGTAATGTTACTGGTTCTTGTGCTGGTAATATTATTGGTGCTGGTACTACTGCTGTTGATGGTGGTGCTGGTGCTGGTACTACTGCTGTTGGTGCTACTACTGATGTTGATGGTGCTGTTGATGGTACTACTGCTGTTGGTGTTGGTACTGTTGATGGTGCTGGTGCTGGTACTACTGGTATTACTGGTGCTGGTACTACTGCTGTTGATGGTGCTACTGGTGCTGGCATAGCTAAGGATTTATTTAATATGTGTATTAATTGATTCACATTAAACATGGGTACTGGTGGTGGTGGTGGTGGTGATATTTCTGTATCGAGAGACAAATCTTTATTTAAAGTATTTGTTAATGTTTGGAGCAATGGATTTACATCAAATTTATTTTGAATTGATTCACCTAAGTCTGTAGTTATTGTTTCAGGTGAAGGTGGTGGTGGTGGAATATTCACTTCTTTTGCCATACGCTCAGCTCCTTTTGTGGCCGCTTCTATTGGTGCTATACGCTTAAATTCTCTTTGTTTCATACGATATTCTCCTTCCTCTGCAGCCTTTATTGGTGTAATAAGTCTATCTCCTTGTTCTATTGCTTGTTTTTCGACTTCTATTTGTGCCCGACGAGCAGCTTCTTCTTGTGCCTTCTTGTCAGCCTCAGCTTTTTCTCTTGCCACACGCTCTGTTTCTGCTTCTTGTGCCAAACGATTTGCTTCTTCTTGTGCCTTCTTGTCAGCCTCAGCTTTTTCTCTTGCCACACGCTCTGTTTCTGCTTCTTGTGCCAAACGTGCTGCTTCTTCTTTTGCCATACGGTCAGCTTCTTCTCTTGCTACACGAGCTGCTTCTGCTTCTTGTGCCAAACGATTTGCCTTTTCATCAGCAATAGCCTTAGCTCCCTGAACCCGCAATTTATCTAATTCTTGTTGTTTGTTACGTGTATCTTGTAATTGTTCTTGGGTTCGTTCATATTCATTTTGTACTGTTATTTCTTTTTGTTTATTTTTAGTTTGAAGTGGAACAATTACCTTATTAAATAATTCTTTTGCTAAATCGGATTCCAATTCCATTATGTATTATATTTACTTATAAATTATGCAAATACAATACTTTACGTGAAACTACTTTATTCTATTACTTTTTGAACGCTTTGTTTTACGACGTTTTGTTAGTCTACGTTTGTTTCTTCTTCGTTTTGTTTTTTTACCAGAACCATTTTGTATTGCGTTTGCTGCTGATACTTCTTGTGCGACTGATACTTTTTCTTCTGGAGGTTCTTCTGCTGGAGTATATTTTTCACAGGTATTTGTTAATTCCTTAAATTTTTCGGTAGCAATATCTCTACAATCCGGATTTTTATCAGGATGAAATCTTAACCATGACCGTGGCTTAGGCTTCTGTGTATTTGGATTACAATCTTCACTTGGAATTATATCACGTTCGGTTGCACTACATGTTTCTATAGTAGGTGGCGTAGGTGGTAATTGTTCTGGTGAATCATTCGCTGGTGGTATAGGTAGAATATCAACTTGTTCTGTTGCGACTTCTTGTATGTCTTGTACTTGTTCTGGTGCGACTTCTTGTATGGCTTGTACTGGTTCTGGTGCGACTTCTTGTATGGCTTGTACTGGTTCTGGTGCGACTTCTTGTATGGCTTGTACTGGTTCTGGTGCGACTTCTTCTACGACTTGTTCTGGTTCTGGTGCGACTTCTTGTATGGCTTGTACGACTATATTATCTATTTTTCCTTTAAATATATTTAATTTATTTTCATCTGGTTGGTCTAATCTAACTTCTATTTCTTCCATACCATCTATTGTTCGGCCGATACTAATAATCGTAGGAGGATTTTGTGTTGATATACCAATATAAAAATCTGGTTTTGTTTTTGGTGCGCTCATTATAATATATAATTTATACAGATTAAATTACATATCAACTACCTAAATGATTCTTATATTACTATTACTTGGTATTTTTTCTTGTTTTTCGTTTACGTTCCATGTTTTTTACTGTTTTTGTATTTGACTTTTGTTTTGTTGACCGTGTTGTTCGTTTTTTTTTTGTTTTTTTACGATTTATTGCATTTCCG